ATGGGGGCAGCAGGGGCAGCAGGGGCAGCAGGGGCAGCAGGGGCAGCAGGGGCAGCAGGGGCAGCAGGGGCAGCAGGGGCAGCAGCCTTTTTGGCAGGCGCAAAAAGCGCCTGCCAGTCAGTGGAATCCATCGGTGCGACGCCGGTCAATCCAGTAGCGATAGCGTCTAAGGCCTCAAAGAGACCCGCCCTTTTGACGTGGCCCTTGACCCACAAGGTGGGTTGGGCCATGAGGATACGTGCCTCGACGGTGGCGCTAGCATACGCCACGTGCCTAGCCCGAAAGGCTAGAAATTCTTTCTTGCTGACTGGAACGTCAGTCCCATAGTCTGCTTTTACAGCAGACACAAACACGTGGGCGATACGCCCACGTTCAGCTTGCTCGACTATGTGGGCATCAAAGCCCGCGCCAACAGTGGCGCTGGAGAAAAGTTTGGAGAATTGAAAAGACATGATTGATTCCTTTAATTGCGCGATGATGGTTCAAACACCAGGATGCGCGGCACTGGCGTTTGTTTGTAAGCCTACATTATAGGCCATACAACATAGGTTTTGAGCATGTGGTAACAAATATATTTTGTCACCCAGGTAAGCGCAGCGATATGTACTTGCCTATTGGTTTTATTATAGCGGGTTTTAGGTGTAAGGTATAAAAATAGTTTATAGGGGAAAACCCTAGTAGGGTAAACACCTGGTATTTGTAGTATATTTACAACGTAGGGTAAACACCTATTGACGTATACACTTTACCGCGATATGAAATCGCCGCCGCGTCCCTGCCCCCTCACGAAAGCGCACACAAATTTGAAACTTTTACCTTACACTATCACAAAAACCGACCAAAACCCCCACTATGCAACCCTACCCCACCCACTGGCCGCAGCCAACCAAAACCCGCCCCACCTCAGTCGCATCCCGCATCACGGAGGCACAAAAGCTCAACCTATTTAACAGAGTCATCACCACACGAGACCTTGCAAAAGACCTCGATGTACACGAGAGATACCTCTCCTCCCTCTTCCCCGGCAAGATCGAAGTCGTAGACAAGAAACCCATCATCGCCGCTCGCAAGCTCTACAAACTTGAACTGGCAAAACTTGTAATCGCAGGCACCTACACCACAAGGCAAGCCGCTGAAATCTCTAACTCCACCTACAAAACAATGGCCCGCTTCGTCAAAAAGGTGCGTGAACAGGAAAACCTTGGTAAACCCCAACAGGAAAACCTTGGTAAACCCCAACAGGACACCAACAAATGAGCGACATTTTTGTAGACCCCTTCATTACAGGTTACACAAGACCTCCAGCAGCACCGTCACCGTCACAAAACCTTGCACCTCAGTTAACCTTAGACGATGAGCTTGAGAACCAACTCTCCACTGCGAAACAGTTGCTTGAGGATGCAAAATTTGACGAAACAGTGCCATTAAATCAAAAGGCTCAGGTAATCAACTCAATTGTCGCAATCATCGCCGCCATCAACAAGCAGAAAGCTGCCCTGCACAACCTTGCAGAACTTGCACTGATCGAAAGCGCCTTGATAGAAACCCTCAAAGAATTTCCAGAGGTACGCGAACGGTTCATAGAAGCGTACACAGGCAGAGCCTTGTCTGCACAACTTGTATAGATATTGCTTTACGCTTCAGAATACTGTACAAACTTGCTAGACTCCAAACCTATAAACAAGATGAGCCTCATTACAAAACACCTAGCAGCAGTCTCTGACGGCGCAAGAGACGTTTACAGCCTAAGCAACCTCTCAGCTTGGATAGAAAAAAACATCTATCTAGACGGAAAGCTGATGAACATGAGCGGAAAGTATAAGTTCCAGTCGGATGTTGTAAATAACACAAGCCGAGTTGTAAACACAGTCAAGTGCGCTCAGATCGGACTAAGCGTAAGCACACAAGCTTATTTTCTTGCTGCACTAGCTACACAGAAGAAGTTTAACGCTATATATGCACTTCCTACAGCAGGTGACGCAGCAAAGCTGACAACTACCAAAGTAAACCCGATGATACAGGCGTCACCAAGACTTAGAGCCTTGCTAAATTCAAACGTAGATAGTGTGGAACTAAAGCAAATCGGGTCAAACTTCTTGTTTACCAGAGGCTCAAAGTCAGAGACTGCGGCCTTGTCTATCAGTGCAGACTGTCTTGTGATAGACGAGCTTGACCGTTGTGACCTTGATGTGGTAAAGCAGTTCAGGAGTCGCCTGCAAGCATCAGAACTTGGTATTGTAAGGCAGTTTTCAACACCGACAATGCGAGGTGTAGGTATAAGCAGAGAGGCCGAAGCATCTAGGCGTTACCGCAGCATGGCAACTTGTGTCCACTGTAATCACAAATGGCTGCCGACTTATGACCTTGACATGCGCATACCTGGCTATACAGGAGAACTTGACCAACTGGACAAGCACAACATAACTAAAGTGCGTTGGCAAGAAGCTCATTGGTACTGCCCATCTTGCGGAAAAGACCCAAAGTTAAGTCGCAGTTCACTTGAGTGGGTGTGCGAAAATCCGACAGAAAACTACGAGGCAAGCACATTTTTTGTGAATCCAATAACTTGTTGTGAAGTCTTAAAACCTTCGTACCTTGTTAGAACGTCAACTGAATTTGCGACAAGGGCTGAGTGGAAGAACCAAGTTTTAGGTATAGAAGCTGAAGAGTCTAATGAGCAGATAACTGCAGACGACGTAGACTGCGCACTAATATCTACAAGTTTAGAAAGCTCTGACATTACGTACTTCGGCGCGGATATGGGTCAGTTATGTCATATAGTAATAGGTAGGTTGACACAGGCAGGCGAGCTGCTTGTCACACATAGAGAAGCAGTACCAGTAGCAGGATTCACTCAACGCAGACTTGAACTTATAAGGCAGTACAGGTGTGCAGTTAGCGTAATGGACGCTTACCCATATACACCGACAATCTCAGCGATAACTGAGTATGACCCTAATGCATTCGGTGCAGATTTTAATACAGGAAAGTCTATAGAGCTTTTCACGATTAAAGAGAAAGAGGCCAACGCGGAGGAAGGCAAGATGAACCTAAGACTTGCCAGGATAAATAGAACCAGAGGACTTGATGAACTTATGGAGTTATTTAAAAAACGCAAGATTGTAGTGTCAAAGAAAAACGATGACGAGGATAAAAAGTTCAAGTCACACATTCTGTCGATGAAAAGAGCGCAAACGTTTAAGGGCGACGAACTTGTGTATACCTGGATAAAGTCCGACGGAGTAGATCACTACATGCTGGCACTACTGTATATGTATATAGCCACACTTTTGCGCGGAACGGTTGAGCCCACACTTGCAACAGGATTCCTAAAACTTGTGTCTAGCTTTAGGGTAAAACCTGAATTGGGTTAGAATTCGGTCAGGCAGTGAAAAGCCTATACAAGGGTCAGAAGCTCCATGAAATTCTTAGACACACTCAAATCCGCTTTCGGCGCACAGCCAAGTGCCTCCACACTTGCGCCGCCTCCACTGCCGAAAGCGCCCAATGCGCCGCAGTCGCTGCCTGGTTACAGGAAAAACACAACGGCGTCAAAGTCTGCCCTTCGTGAGACAGAGCGGAGTGGTGCGTCACTTGAGCGGGTGGCTGCAACACGCAACCTAAGCAAGACGAAGCAGCAGATTCGCCTACTCTCCAAAGTGTCTCCAGAGCTTGCCTCGGCCATTTCCTCCCTCTTGCGGACTGGTATTCCAGAACGCTATACCTTAATCGCCAGAGACCTGGATGGGCAAATCGACCCGGCGGCAACTTCCCTGGCACAAGAATTGCTACGACGCCTAACATTCCTGGGGAATGTGGACGGTTCTTACGGTGCCCAGATGACAATTCAGTCGCTATCTGAACAACTTGCCTATGAGATTCTGGTTGAAGGCGCTTGTGCCTTAGAGGTTGCACTTGACAAGGCAAGAATTCCAGCAAGCTTCAACCCCATAGCAGTATCCACACTAAAGGCCTACGAAGACGGAAATACCACAAGATTCGTACAACTTGTAGGTGGGCATGAAATAGACCTTGACACACCCACGTTCATCTACACATCACTTGATCAAGACTTGCTGGAGGCGTACTCTGCATCTCCACTTGAGGCAGCTCTCCAGCCAGTGCTGTCGGACATAGACTTTAATAATGACGTGCGGAAAGCCTTGAAGCGGGCGGTTTTGCCTCGTCTCACAGCGACGATTGACAGCGAGAAGGTCAAGAGGTTCGTGCCGCCTGAGATTTTGTCGGACGCAGAGAAGTTTGCTGCATATAAGCAAGCCTTGATCGAAGAGGTAGAGTCTACGATTAACAGTCTAGGGCCTGAAG